CATTCACCACGAAGTCATTCACCTTGTTGAAAGTAGCCATCGATGGTCTCCTGGTTGTGAGGTGCGCGCGCGCGGCAGTCTACACGATTTCACGCTGGCGGGATAGGCCATGCTGGGTTGCGTGGGTCGGCGGTGTTGGCGGGCAGATCACGCAGCGCCTGCCGGTAGACTGCCCATGCGGCGCGGTCTACGGGCGCGTCGGCGGCTTGCGTCCAATCGCAGGCCGTGAGGAGGTGCATTCGGCGCGAGCGCAGCCGCTTCCATGCAAGCGCGATCTCTTGCGTTTCGATCTCGGCCGCATCTTTCCTGACAACCACGCCATCGACGACGCGATCATTGATGAGATCGGCTTCACCCTCAATGACAAACTCGCCATCAAGGGCTTGAATGGATATGTCGGGCGCGATCCCTGTGCGGAGGATTTTTCCGGTGGCATCATAGACAACAAACGGTTTCATCGCACGAACCCCGAGATGACCAGCCTTGTGCTTATCGTATCAAGGCCGGGGCTTCCCTTCCAATATAGGTTGACGGTATTGGTCCCAGATGCGCCTGTTGCTTCCAACGACGATCCGGGGAAGTCTACTGTTGCACCCATCGTGTTGCTGTCCGTCCCGCCTCTGTTAAAGATCGTCGTGCCGTTCAGCGTTAGATAAACGCCCCAGACTTCCGGCTGGTTGGTGTAATTATGGCTGAATGACCACCAGATAATGATCGGTTGCGCTTCGGGCAAAGTTAGAGAGGCTGAACAAGCAAGTTGCGCCGAGCCTGATCCATAAAGAACACCGCCTGTCGCTTGGACCGGGATAGTGATTGCTCGGCCCGCAACCTTGGCTGTGGTGATCTGAGCATCGCCGATCTTGGCGGTCTGGATCGTGGCATTGACTAACTTGGCATTTGTGATGATGGCATCGTCGATTTGCGCCGCCGCAGTAATGATCCCGCTGGTCGCCAACAAGCCGCCCGTGATCGTGTTCGCCACGATCTTGTCGCCGGTGATCGTGTTGCCTGCGATATTGCTGGCGGTGATTGTGTTGGACGCGATCTGCGTTGCGGTGATCGTGCCGGAAACGATGTTGCTCGCGGTCAGAGTATTCGCTGCGATCTTGTCGCCGGTGATCGTCCCCGCCGCGATGTCGCCGGCCACGATAGCACCGGCTGCGATGTTGCCAGCCTGCACCGCCCCCGCTGCGATTTTGCCAGCAGTTACAGCCCCTGCGTTGATCTTCGCAGAGGTGACAGCATTCGAGGAAATCTTCGTCTCGGTGATGGCGCTCGTTGCGATCTTGGCTTCTGTCGCAGCGGCGGTAGCCAATTTGGCTTCTTCGACTGCCGCGTTGGCAATCTTGGTCGTCGTGACCGCATTGGCCGCGATCTGCGCCTCGCTGATTGTGCCGGTCAGATCGACAGTCGGGACTGCCGTCGTCCACACAGAGCCAGTCCAGCGATAGAGGTTGTTGTCGGTCGTCAGGAAGACTAGCCGCCCTTGGAAGTTGCCTGTATTCGGCAGGGTTGAAACGATCTCCGGCGCTGAGAGGCCAGCATCCTCGAACAGTTGACGGATGCCCCCGTCGAAGTCCTCGTCGCTGATGTAGACCGCATCCGTTGTGACTTCGATCCAGCTAGACCAATCCGACGGCCGGTCCATCACATAGCGCCCGCGCACCTCGTAGACTGTCGAGGGCAGGATGCCGTCCGAGACAACCGCAAAGCCCTCTCGCGCGCTAAAGACGCCATAGAAGATCACCGCCGCGCTCACCTTGAGCCGGATCTCGATCTGCACAAACTCTGCATCGAGCGCCGAGGTGCCCGTCCACGCAGCCCTGATGGCCGGGCGTCGATCAAGCCCAAGCCCGTCCTTGAGCGTCAGAGCCGTCGCTGTGAAGCCCTCGACGAGCTGCGCGGCTGGTGCCGTCAGGCCCGTGTCGCTCGCAGGCGTTGCTGGGTCTTGGCCCGACGACCAATTGTAGTCCGCACTGTCGCGCTCGCGGACGTAGACCTCCTGCAAAAGCGACATCGGGCGATCGACGAGTTCGATCACCTCGAATAGCTTCGTCGTGTAGCCGTTGCGGGCCGAGGTCCAGGAGAGCGTGTCGAGCGGCTCGAGGATGGCGGCAGATGGCGGCAAGACGATGCGGTGAGTGCGGAAGCGCCGGTTGTCTTCGATGTAGCCGTTCATCAACTGCTCGACCTGCTGGATGTAAGGGCAGGCCGGGAACGTCATCTCGATCGGCAGGCGGCGCCCGCCGTCTTCTGTCTCCCACGTCGCGTTGTAGATCGGCGGCGCCTCGCGCGGATTGTAGAGGCTGATCGGCTCGGGATAGGTGCCGGCGATCGCGTTGTAGGTCTGCTCGAGGCCAGGGAACGGCAGGAACTCCTGCGGATCGGTGATGATGATGATGTCGTCAGTGATGCTGAGAACCGACGCTGCAGGAGCGCCGACGCGGATGCGGAAGATGCCGCCGTATTCGCTCACCTGGCCGTGGCAAACCTTCAGCAGCTCGTCGATCACGTCCGAGGGCGATGCGCTGACATCCACCTCGAAGCCGGCGCGATAGGTCTTGCGGCTGCCGATCAAGACATCGCAGGCGTTCATAGCCGCGGCCCAGTTGCTGTAGGGCAGATCGTCCGCGGTCATCTCGCCACCGTAGATCGACCCATCAGGCAGTTCGATCCCGCGCATGATGTTGTAGATCATCACCGCCGGGTTGTCGCTGAATGCCCATGTCGATTGATCGTTGAACCGCTGCGAGCCTGACCCGCCTGCGGTGCTATCGGCCCGAGGATCGTAGAGCGGGATGCCCGTGATCTCGAAGCGCACGCTCGGCAAGTTGTTGAACAGCTCGCGATTGTAGAGGAACGTCATCACCGCATAGGCCGTGTCCGTCCCGATCGCCGTCGAGTTCCAAGGGCGATCCGGGTGCGAGGCATACTTGGCGACAAGCATAGCATCGGCTACCGTCTGCGTGCCGTCGTAGAACTTGATCCACGCATGATCTGTGGCGCTGACCCGGAACTTGAGCAGCGGGTCGCCGTAGTCGGGATCTGCGGTCGTGTCGAGCGCGGAGTAGTCGTCGTTGACGATCACGCGGCTGAGAGCCACGCCGGGAAAATCGCTGATCTGCACGATGTAGTTGAGGTAGGCGTTTGGCGTCTCGCTCGATGCGCCGTGGCTGTAGGGAGGTGCGACAAGATGCCCCGCCGTCGCATAGGTCCCGATGATGAACTTCTGCGGAACCGTGCCGCCAGTCGTCGTGACATCGGTCTGGATGCCTGCCTGCCGGATCTTCGGCTTGGGAGATAGCGCACGGGCGAGCAGCGACAGCCCGACCGAGAGCGCGGCATTGACGATGAAGCTGTTGAACACCGACGCGGCCGCGAAGGCAGAGACCGCCGCATAAGCGCCAGAGATAGCCGTGCCGATCGCCGTGAATGTGGCCGCGATTGCTGCTGCTACCTGTGGCATTAGCGCACCTCAAAGGCCCTGTCGGCCTGCTCAAGCATCACGATCCCGAAGCCCGTCTCGCGAAGCACGAAGACATGTTCTCCTACGACGATGCCTAGAGCATCACCGACTGCCGCGAGATCGCCGATCTGCGCGAAGGCAGGATGCACCTCGGGGAAGTGAGCAGCCACCATCGCGACGTGGTCCTCATAACCCTGCGCCGCGATCAGCTTCTGCCCCGCCTTCATCGTCTTGTAGCGCCCACGGTATTCCTCGGCGAGATCCCGGCCCGTCGAGACCTTGACCCACTCAGCAGCGCAGAGGGCGCAGTCCCACTCGCCCGGCTTAAGCGCGCGCGTCTCGTTCTCATTGATGAACGCTTGCAGAAGACCGGGCTTCATTCCTGCGGCACCTCCATGCCCTCGCGCTTCTCGCCCCACCAGACGCCGACTTGGCCGCTGATGTCGGCATAGGCGCGGAAGGTGTCAGTTGCTGATCTCTCACGCATCGCCGCATCGGATCGATATAGCGCCAGCGGCTTCGTCAGCGCCCTGGCCGCACTCGCGACCGAGATCACCGCCTTGCTGTCCTCGCCGCTCGTCAGTTTCACGCCGTTGACCCAGCCCTTCATCACGCGATAGGGCGTGCCGACGAGCGAGCCTGTGGAGAGGCTGAACAGCGCCCGGTGCATCTCGACCGCGGCCAGGCGTGCATCATAGGTCCGCAGCAGTTCCTCGACCTGCGGGCTGATGCCGCTCATCGTGATCTGGTGGATGCGGACACTCAGCCCGACGCCTGCGGTGATCGGCTCGATGTCGAGCAGGCTTCCTGCCCCGTAGTAGGTCCGAGAAGTGCCGATCGTGAAGTTCTGGTGGTCGTCGCCGTTCCAGATCCCGATCGTCTCGGCAGCACCTGTCGATCGGTTGCGAGCCGTGAACCAGACGAGATGCCGCGCCACGATCCCGTCGAGCGCGTCGATATAGGTCTGCGTAGAGCCGTCGTAAACGCGCACGGATCACCTCAGCGTCTGAATGAACTCGAACGACATGCCCTCGGTATAGGTCCTGACCGTCGTGCCGTAGCTGACACCCTGGAGCAGCACCGCCTTGCAAACCGGCTTGACGAGCGTCACCGTCGCATTCGTCACCGCCCCTGATCTGATGAGCGGCGTCACTTCGAACTCGGGCGTCACTCCAGATCCGTTGGCCGTCGCCGCCTCCACCACGCGGTGGAGGGCATAGCGCGTCGGGCTGCTTCCGTAGGTGAACGAGAGCATGTCGCCGACCGAGATCACATAGCTTGCCGGCAGGCCCTTGAGGCTGAGTTGCCGGTTATCCACGTTGAGCGAGTTGATCTGCACCGTGTTCGCGCCGAGCGTCGAGCCGGTGGGATCTAGCTTCGGACCGACGCGCCGAGGATCGCGGGCGAGGAACGATGAGCCAGGCCGCTTGAGAACGCTCACCAGCGCCTCAATCGCTTGCGCGTCAGCATGGGTGCGAGGAACAAGGTTGAGCGTCCCACGCCATAGTGAAGCCCCGAGAGACGCCTTGAGGATCGTGCCGTCGGCCATCTGGCTCGTCTCGATGGGCAGCGTGTCCTCGAAGGTGCAGGAGGCCACACCGATCGTGTCGTAAAACGCCGCAAGCGAGAGCGGGAATGTGAGCGCGGTCATCCGACCCTCCGAGGATCAGCCGCGACGCGGCGCTGCGTGGCCGGCGCGACGAGACGATCATACTGTTGGATGCCAGCCTGCACCACCTGCACGGCGACGCCCTGCGCCTCTGTCCGCACGCGCGTTGCGAAGCCCGGCGCCTCCTCGACGATCACGCGCACCATGCCGCCCACCCCGCCGCGCGTGTGGTCGATCACCGTCTCGTCGGGGTGGAGGATAGCCGGGAAGCCACCTCGCCCGTCTATGCCGCCGCTGCGAGGCCCGGAGCCGGTATAGCCGCCCCCAGCGAAGGACGGGGTGCGGAAGAAACTGAAGCCGCCGAACAACGACATGAACGCGCGCTCGGCGAACATCGCAGCCATTGATGCAGCCAGTTGGCTGAGAGCCTGCTTCGCCGTTGTTGCTCCAGTCACGAAGTTGACGAAGGCGTTCTTCGCCGCGACGCCTATGCTGTTGAGCGAGGTCTCGACATCAGCGGCATCATCTCCAACGCCTTGCAGCGCAGATGAGACAGTGCGCGCCGCAGCGGCGGTGTCCTTCAGCGCCTTCGTCATGCTCTCAGGCCGCATCGGCGGGCGAAGAATGCCGCCCGGAGGCTGGAAGCCTGGCGACGGATCGGCCGGGGAAAAGCCTGCCGGATTCTCCATCCTCGCGCGATCGATAGCCCGCTGCAACTGCGCGTTAATCGCCTCATCAATCGTCATGGAGCCAGGCGGCCCCAATGGCGGAGGCTCGTCGATCACTATCGTCGGAAGCGTGGCGGGCGGGCGGTTCTGAAACAGCCGATTGGCCGCCGCATCAAGATCGCCGCTCATCCTGTTGAACTCGATGATCGGCTCGAAGAAGCCGCGAACGGCAGAGGTGAGATTGGCAATCTGCTCGGTCACGGTCACCAGAATAGGCCCGAGTTCGATGATCGCCGTCTTGAGGTTCTGCCCGATGACGGTAGTCATCAGGTCAAACTGCGCGTTTGCTTCCTTGGCCTTCGCGATCGCCTGCTCATCGAGGATGATGCCCATCTCGCGGGCCTTGTCGATCATCTCCTGCATGGCCGCGGCGTTGCTTTCAAACGCGCCGACGAGGATCGTGGCGTCGTTAGCGAGCGCCTCCATGTAGAAGGTCATGTCGTCCTGAGCGACATTGGCTCGGCGCAGCGCGTCGATATACGCGCCCAGCTTCTGCTCGGAGGACAGATCCGCAAACTGAGCGGCGGTCAGCCCGACTTGCGGCGCGATCTTCTCGAAGAAGTCAGCAAGCGGCCCGGCGCCGGTCTGCATGTAGTCGCCGAACTTGTCGTTCACATCCTTCAGGATGTCGGCCAGCTTGTCCTGCTCAACTCCGAACTGCCGCACACCAATTGCGAGTTCTTGAAACCGCTCGACGCTGATGCCGGCCAGCTTCGACAGGTTGTCGAGTTGCGCTGTAGCCCGCAGCGTATCCCGCACCAGCCCGATCGTCAGCGCGCCGCCGACCGTGATCGCAACGTTGCGGGCGAAGTCCTTCAGCTTCCCTTGGGTGGCGCCAATAGCCCGATCTAGCTGCCCGGTGTCAGCGCCTATGCGAACTCGGAGATCGGGGAGCGCCATTCGTCTGTTCCATCCACTCTAGCAGTTCTTGCGCCTCGGTCTCGCTTAGGCCCCGCTTCGTCTTCTTCGGCGCCAGCGTCTCCAGTAACCACCAGAAGTGCCGCGGGCGCATGTTCCAGAACTCACTCGGCGCCAAGTGTAGCCCTGTGACCGCCACCTGATAAGCGGTCTTTACGAAGCGGTCTCCTTTTTTCCCTCTTCTCCCCCGGCGTCAAAGGCGCCGTCCATCAGCATCACCGTCAGCATCGTGATCGCCTGGCCCGCAGATCCATTCGCCTTGCCCGCGCGCATCTCGGCCATAAAGTGCTTCCAGATTTCCTGATCCGTCACCTTGGCGCCGGCGAAGCGAAGCATCGTGCCGTAGACCCGCGCGATCTTGTGGAAGTTCGGACGCATCGCCAGATCGGGAAGATCGGTGATCGGGATGATGTCCTCGACCTGCTCCCCGATCTGGAACGCCTTATCCTCAGGGATCACATACTCCCTGCCTTGCCACTCAAGCGTGATCTGCATCAGTCGGCCGTGAAGGTGACGGTGCCGCTCGACTGGATGTTGGCCGTGAACGTGACCGCATCTGCCATCTGGCCCGTGATCGCGAAGCTGCTCAAGAACCAGTCGCCGGTGAAGTCGCCGATCCCGTTGACCTCGACAGTGTAGGCCGCGAGCAGACCAGACCCGGAGCCGACCGCAACCGCGATCAGCGTGCCATCCGTCAGCACGCCCTCAACGTCCGCATCGACCGAACGCGCGCCGACCTCGGCGAGCATCGTGCGCCAGCCTGCATCGGTGATGTCGGTGATGTCGATCGGCGTGTTGTTGATCGTCAGGTTGGTCGTGCGAGCGCCGGCCACAGCCGTGCCGCCCTTCTTCATAATCATCTGCCGTCCAGATTGAGCAGCCATTTACGCCTCCTAAGCGGTGATCGGGCCGACGGTGTTGCTGATGCCGACGACCGAGCCGAACGTCTCCGTCGCGGTGACCAGGCAGCGGATGGTGGCCCCCACATCGCCCGCCTGTAGAACATAGGTCGCAGAGGTGGCCCCGGAGATGTTGCCGAAGCCCGCGCCGGTGTCGCGCTGCCACTGCCGCGTGTAGCTAGGCGAGCCGGTCCACGTCCCATTCGAGACCGTCAGCGTCTCGCCCTCTTCGGTCGTGCCGGTGATCGCAGGAGCCACGCTCTGGATCAAGAAGCCCAGCAACTCGCCGCTCTCAAGTGTAGCCGTGAACGTCACCGCGTCGGCCATCTGCCCCGTCAGCGCCACGTTGCTCAGAAAGAAGTCCCCGGCTATGAGGCCGATGTTCTCGATCTCGACGCTGTGATCCGCGAGCAGGCTCGATCCCGCGCCGACCGAGACAGTCAGCAGCGCGTCGGTCGTCAGCACGCCCTCGACATCCGCAGTGATCGTCCGCGATCCAGCCTCGGCCAAGAGCGTGCGCCATCCCGCGTCGTCCTTGTCGGTCACGTCGATCGCCTGCGCCGCGATGGCGAGGTTGTCCGTGCGCGCGCCAGCGACCGGCACTGCCGATATGCCGGAGAGTTGCCTGATCCTGATCTTGCGTCCTGATTTCGCCATGACATCCTCGCTCGCCGAGTTATAGCACGAGCCTTAGCCCAAGTATAGAACGCGGAACAGCATCACCGCATGGGTCGTCTTGCCGTCCGGGTCGTCGATGATCGTCACGCTCTCTAGGTCAGTGTCGATATGCGTTGTCCCGGTGATGCTCAGAGGCTGATGACGAAGCCGCGTGTCAATCGCGTCGCAGATCTCCTTGAGATCGAGCATCGACCGCTTACGCGCCCAGACATCAAGCTGCACGATCACGTCCCCGCCATCGACCGACTTGGTGTCATACGGGCCGAGCGTGTCCTGGCCGAACGAGACGAAAGGAAAATACTTGTCCGCGCCGCTGTCGATCTGCTGCGGAACGGTCGTGAAGATCGAGGGCGAGTATTCCGCGCTCAACAGGCTCGTCACCGAGGGAGTGTTAATACGCGCATAGATCGCCTGCTGGAGCGCCTTCATTCTCATAGCGCGGCCTTCCTAATCGCCTCACGGATGCGGTCGTTGAACTTGGCGCGGTTCTCCTGCACCGAGGGCACCCATGCCGGGCGCGGGCGCATCTTCGTCGTGCCGAACTCGAGGTAGTAAGCATAGGCCAGGCTGCTGCCGACTGTCGCGCTCATCCTGCCGCGGCGGTAGTAGATCGACGAGACCAAGCGCCCTGTGTCCGTCGCAGGCGGCTGGCCCGGCGCCGAGGCGCGATGCACGCGATTAGGCCTGGTCTTGTTGTAGACCTCGCCCGTCTTCGGCCCGCGCTGGATCTTCTTCTTCACCGTCCGATCGACATCAAGCGCCGTCGCGTTGATCGCGCGATCAAGCAGCCGCTCGAACTTCGCGCCATACCGCCGCAGCGCAGCGCGAACCTCGGCCTCGTTCTCAACTTCCATCCGCACGGTCATGTCGCCACCCCGCGCTCGACTTCGATCTCGAGCCACTTGTCGGCGAACTCTACGTTGTTGATGAAGCGGATGTTGTGTCTCACGCCCCGGATCAGGACCGCATCGCGCTCGCTGATTTTGTCGGTGTATCGCACAGTGACACGCAGGCGCGCCGTGCCCTCGACGCGATCCGCGCCAAACCGCTCTCCACCGCTCGACGAACGGACATGCCCGCGCTCTGGAGATCCGACGATCTTCGCCCAGGTTTCGGTGAAGCCGCCCGCATTGTCCGACGCGCGCGTGACCCGCTGGAAGGTCAGCGGCTCCTTTAGCATCCCGGCGTTGTAGTCGCAGCACTTCATGTCGGGATCACCTCCACGCCCTCGAATGCGACGCAGACATCGATCGTGCCAGATGCCGACTTGCCGAGGAAGCCGTAATCCGTCAGCGCCGGCAGTCTGATCGGAGGATCGTAGACAAAATCGTTTACGCCCTCGACTGTCGGGAACTCCTCAAGCAAAAGCATCCCGCTGTAGGGCGCCGCGGTTTGGAGGATGTTCTCGCGCTTGAACATCACGA